TCCTGACCATTCATCTACTGTTTTCCACTCGTTCTTACCAAAGTTAAAGTGGTGACAAGGTATCTGCAACATGTCTTTGTCTATTGAGGCAACGACAGTATCAGGTCCAAGTCTAGTTGCTTCTATTGCTATAAGGTCATCAGCTTCTTCTCCTTCACTTACTATAGCGTCAAACTTATCTACCATGTATTGTCGGATATGATACAGGTGTATAGGTTTTTCTGCTGACTTACGGTTACCTTTATATTCATATGACTTAGCTACTTGATGTCGAAAGTTCCCTGACCCCGTAAGATAGATCTCGTATTGATCTGGGGTAGGGAACTCCAGTGTTTCTTCTAAGATGTAGTCAAGAAGAATTTCAGCTTTCTCTTCTGCATCCTTTGGAAACAAGTCCTGAGTAGCAAAGGCTGACCGATAGGCCACAATGTCACCGTCGATCAGAACCTTACGCTTACCCATCAGAAGTCTCCAAACACCACCTTACCATCATCCTTCTCAAACGCTACAGCTTCAACATATGTAAACCCTGCACCCCTTGTAGCTTCCGCATACACATGAGCCAGTGTATACAAGTCTTCTACACCATAACGCTCAACAGTTGTTCTACCATCAAACCCGTCCTCTTCACTATCGTTCTCAAAGATGATTGTAACTTTCATATCAGAACACTGCCTCTTCTCCAGCTTCAAAGGCTACATGCTCCGTAACACATACCTTCTCAAGCGTAGTAATCTTACCGTCCCACACATCAAACTTAACAGTAGCTTTAGTGCCATTACCTATAAGACCATCACTCTCCCAATCCCAAGGTAGGTATTCATCTTCTACTAACTTAAGCATAACAGGTGGCCCCATTTCAACACCCTGCTCCCCTGTGTCTTGGTTCTTGAACTTGGGATTAAAGTGGGGTCGAGTAGCTTTATAGAATTGCTTACCCTCTTTGTTAGTCTTGAAGAGTTGAGCCTGTAATCCTTTGTTTGGGATACCATCAGCAACCATCTTAGATTTAGTGTCTTCGTCAATGATACAGTTTACAACATAGATACCCTTCTTAGCATCAAAGTTCTTAGCCATATCTGACCCATCATTTGGACCCATGTCACGGTCTTCTGGACGTAACTTTGTCCACTCTAACTCACAATCTACATAAACTTTCTTACCCATATCGAGTTCCTTTCATTAAGGCTGGTAATTATATATAGGGATACATTTCACGATCTTAGACACGAAAGTATAAATATTTTTTACTAATGTATATCAGCATATGTACTTCCGAATTGAGCGTCGATCCCTAAGTCTATGTTTAGATTCAGTTGTTTGTTGAGATCTTGTATAGAGTACTCCATATTTATTTTTGTCTCCATTTCGTCACCTTCCTTTACTAAGGCTATGATCTCGTCGTGGAACTGACCAACAGTCTTGATACCCTTCTCACGACACCCCTTAACCCAGTTGTCAAAGCAATAGACACCCGTACTTTGGTTCAAGGTACTAAAGCGGTCTTTCTCACTCCGTAGGCTATACCAGAACTTAGATACTGGATTCTGAACCCACATACTGCCAAATAACTCTCTGGTGCGTAGGCTGTCAGCTACCTTAGTTACTGACCAGTTACGTGACCAGAATGCTTCCAGAAGGGTCTTAGCCTCTTTGACACTCATACCCGTCTCACGGGCCAGCTTAGGCGCTCCTACGCCATATGTAGCACTGTAGTTGACTACCTTGTAGTTCTTACGCAGTGACTTCAAGCTACGTTCCCCTGAGTTATGCTTGTCAATGTCATCTTGTGTGATAACACCAGCATGTTTAGCTAAGTCTAAGTGTGGGTCAAAGCCCTCTTTACTCATCTCAGCTACATAATCGGGGTCTAGGGGTTTCATGTAGTGACGCTTGGTTGTATCCTCTAAGCTAGTCATGTCAGCCCCGCATAAGGTGTAACCATCAGGTGCAGTCAGACACCCACGGATCTCAGCACCATAGGGTTTTTCCACTGAGGGTAGATTGACTAAAGGTTTTGCATGACGGAAGCGCATTGTGTTGGTAAATCCTGCGATTGTTGCTTGCACGTATCCATCACGCTCTGAATCAACCATGCCTTTAAGAACAGAAATACGATGGCTGAGAACAGAAAGCCCATCAAGGATGACCACAGCAGGGTACTCAGAGGCCAGTCGTTTGACTGAGTAGCATAGCTCTCCATCTTTTCGTATCTGGGGGATCTGTTTTTCATTGCCTTCACTGTCCCTTACAAACTTAAATGTGGTTGGTTTCCAGAGCATAGAGTATAGCCAATCCTTAACCTGCTCTGAGGAATTAGGATTAGCACGTTCTTCACCTGTATTAACGACAAAAGATTGTACACCTTCTGGCTGCTTATATTCTTTGCGTAGTTCCTCAAACCTTTCGCCATGTGACGATAGCTCACCGTCCTTCTTATACATTACCTTTGGTCTTTGTTGTACCTTAGTTAGAACACGCTTAGGCATAGCATCAGCTAACTGCTCGATCTTCTCAGCCTTCATAGCTTCCCATTCTGCTAGATGCCCCTTGGCTTTGGTTACATCTAATTTCCACTGTAGGGCCTCTTGTTCTGCTGCACACTGCATCTTGAAAGTAAGGTAGTCAATGAAACGCCACTTCTGATCTTCATCAGGGTATAGCTTCTTAAGTTTGATGTCTAAGTCACGCCATAGTCTAGCATTGATCTTAACGTCCTCATTACACCTGTGAGCATACTCTTCTGGTGTTAGGCTAGACCAATCAGTAATCTTAGGCTTAGGTACTCCATAGTCCTCTCCGTAGCCCTCAAGACCATGCTTAACACGGCTATGGTTTAGATACCAAGACAGAGCTAACGTATCCACTAGCTTTGCTGTAATCTTAACACCTAACACCTTTTCCACTGCGGGGATGTCAAACCTTACGATATTATGTCCTATTAGAATTGGTGCTTCCTCAAGGAAGATACGCATAGCGACATAATCATGGGTGTGTTGCACATTCCCTTGGTCATCCATCCAAGAGATTACATGGATCTTAGTGCTATCTAGTCCATCTGTTTCTATATCAAATACTGGCAATTATATTACCTCTCGTAGTGTAAATGTTTCTGAATTAAACCCCATCATACCAGCCCTACCTTCTTCTGAGCATGGACGGTTCTTCTGTACTGTTATGTGTGTTGTGTTTCGTTCCTGTAAGTCTTCTGCCTCTTTGTCACGAGAGAGGTCTAATATCACTGATGCCCGTTGTCCAATCATCTTACAGTACTTAGGGTCACCATTGTCGTTAGTGTGTGCAATAGTTACGATACCTACGTTTAGCTCCGCTGATAATTTAGATAACCTGACCGATAAGTCAGCTAACATCTGCTCCTTACTCTCTTCTGACTGACCAGATACTACATCTTGGATAGGCTCAAAGAATACAAACTTACAACCACATGCTTGACTAAAGTATCTAATCTGGTCGCATAGCTCATCAGCACCTTGACCATCACTTAGATAGAACTGGTAGAATAACTCGTCCTTAGTTAGCTCTTTGATGGCACGTATAACATCATCCTCTGCTTGCTTCTCCTCTATAAGATCTCTGCGTGTCAGGTTATCGTTTAGCTGATACGACACAAGACCAAGTAAAGATCTTAGCTTAGTCTCTTCCAAGTGCCATGCAGCAAAAGGTATGTTATGTTGTAACATGTTGTACTCTAGGTAACGCATGATCTCAGTCTTACCGATACCTGTAGGCGCTTTAATGACTGTGAAGTGACCTTGCATCAAACCTAAGATCTTATCATCTAAAGCTATAATACCAGTTGGTACATACTGATGCTCAGGAGTATCTGTGTATAGGCTTATGAAATCCTCAGTGCTATTAAGAACATTCTCAGGTGTATACTTCTTAGCATTCCACCAAGCACTCTTGAACTCTGCTGCTGCATTATTAGTCAGGAACTCATTAGCATCCTTAAACTTGTCGTGTGGTACACGGTAGACCTTGTTAGGAAACAGTTTAGCCATACGATCAGCTACAGCATTACCAGCTTCATCATTATCTACAGATAGGATAATCTTGTCGAAGCTATTAAGCCACTCTGTACACTTCTCCCAGAGCTTCTTAGAGGGCGTAGCAGAGGGTAGAGATACTACAGGGTTGGTGTACTGGCTCTTAAGCATTTGGGCTACTGAGAGAGCGTCTAGTTCACCCTCAGTGACTGTTACCATCTTAGAGCTACCAGCGGTAAACAGGTTCATACCGAATAGCTCATCACCCTTAAAACCATCCTTAGTGTAGAACACCTTCTCGTCTAGCTTGCGTACTTTAATTCCCCCGCTGGGGTACACATATTCCTGACGATCAGAGTAAGTCTGTACGCCAAAGTCTTCCATAGTCTTAGCTGTAATGCCTCGCATAGCTACATAATTTCCACTGGCGGGGTCTTCTATACGTTTGGGCGTATA